ATTTCTGAAATAGAGATATCGAATTTACTAGAAGGAATGTTTGGTTCTAATTGTTATAATGATGTAAATAGATGGGAAATATTAACTAATGAAGAAGTAGCTGAATTTTTAAAAAATCAAAAAGATGTTGGTGTATAATTATAGTAATAAATAAGAATTAATTAGGAGTTTTATTATGTCGGTAGAAGCATTGAAAAAGTTGTATGAAAAAGATAAGATGTCCGGCAATTTACAAAAGTTTTATTTTGTAAATTTGCAAGTTCTGGAGCGTGATGGTATGGAAAAGTTTTCACCTACAGATAATAAGGGTAATAACGATACTAAGGATAATAATTTGTCCTGTAATAAAGTTCGTTTAATTAATCCTAAAGGTGAAGAATTATTTGGACAAGAAGTATTTGTTCATACTAAAGTTGGTGTAAATGGTTGTACTTATGTTTGTCTAAAAAAGATGTATAATATGCCGTGTCCTGTTTGTCAAGAACTCGAATCGGTTAGAAACTCTAATTTGGATGATGAAACTAAAAAATCTCAAATGAGTGTTTTGTATCCACGTACAAAGTATTTTATGTATGTTCTTGATTTGTGCGACGATAAAGAAATTGAAAAGGGTATTAAGTGGTGGGACGCTCCTTTAACAGCATTTAATGCTTTTAGGTTTGCTTGTCGAGATAAAGAAACGGGTGAAATTACTGATTTAGGTAATAAAGATCATGGTCGGTCAATTTTATTTGACTGTACAAAAAGTAAAGGGCAATATTGGGAATATTCTGATTTTCAAGTAAGTAAGCACGAATTGCCTTTAGATGATAATAATATAACATTACCTTTGTACAAAGACGTTATTTATATTCCTAGTTATGATGAAGTTAAATCTGCTATGCTAGGCAATTATCAGGAAAATACTGATATTACAGAAGAACATGAACAACATGTACCACAAATTAATGATGTTAAAAATGAGACTAAAGTAGAAGAAACTAAAACCACTAAAGATGTTGTGCAAGAAACTAAAATAGAACATCCAGAAGATAAATATAAAAGCCAAGCAGAACGTATTAAAGAAATACTAAAACGGAGAGAAACTAATGGACAATGATACAAACGCTACTAAAAATATAAATGAACTATTACTAAGTTTTAAAAATAGATTACCTATAAATAAGTTCAATCTTGAAGACGAATGTCAAAATCAATGTGTATTGTACAATGAAGTATCTCAATTAGCAAGTGATTTTAAGTCTGAAGCTAGAAAAGCAAAAGAAAAGCACGATTATATATTTAACAAAGTGCAATTTGATATAAGAAAGAATCCTACTAATTATGGTATTGATAAGATTACAGAGAGTGTAATTACTACAGTAGCTACTATAAATGAAGAAGTAATAAACGCTAAGCAAGAATGGTTGATGGCTGAAGAAGTTGCTAGTGCTTTTATTACATTAGTAAATTCTGCAGAGCAACGTAAGAGTATGTTACGTGATTTAGTACAGTTATTTGTGTTTGGTTATTATAATAATTATAATACTAAACCGGTTGGTACAGATAATCTTGGAGAAGCTTTAGAAAAAGTAATTAGAGAACGAAATAGGGAATTGAACAAAGAAGAAAAAGCATGAGTAAGAAAACAGAAACAGAAAGTCCGTTAGACATCGCTAATGAAGTTATAAATGAACTTAAAGTTATTGAAGTTGAATCCCCTATAACTCAATGGGCAAGTACTGGTTGTACTCTACTCGATATTGCTATTTCTAATCGGTATCCGGGTGGTGGAATACCTTTGGGTAGGATTATTCATATTAAAGGTGCTACTAGCACATCTAAAACAGTACTAGCTCAAATGATTATGGGTAGTGTGCAACGATTGGGTGGTAAGGCTTTTTTGGCTGATGCTGAAAATACGTTTGATAAAAAATGGGCAATTAACTTTGGTTTAGATTGTAGTAAAGAAAGTTTTGTTATAACATCGTGTGATGGTTTAGATAATCCTATGACCATTGAGTGGTTATTTGATATATGGTTGCCTAAAATAATGGAGGTTGATAAATCTATTCCAAAAGTAGGTATTCCTGATTCGTTATCTGCTATGCCTAGTGAGTCTGAATTAAATAATAAGCTAATTGATAATACTTATGGCATGTCAAGAGCTAAGCAGTTATCCGCGGCGTTCCGTAAATATATTGGTAAAATGGCTCAAACTAATACTACATTAGTATTTATTGACCAAACAAGGGTCAATCCTAGTATTATATTTGGTAATAAAGAAACTACTAGTGGTGGTGAGGCTTTGAAGTTTTATGCCACAACGTCTATTCATTTAACTGGCAGTAGTAAAGAAAAAAATAATAATAAAAAAGATATTGGAATATGGATAAATTTTAATATAGATAAAAATAAAGCTTCTACACCATATAGAAGCGGTAAGTTTTTAATTAATTGGGAATATGGTATAGACGATATTACTAGTAATTTGTCTTTCCTTAAAGAATATCAAGATAATAATAAAGATATTACTAATAGTAAAGGTAGGGTTTTGTTTGATGGTAAGAGCTTATTTGTAAGTCAAGCAGTGAAGCATATAGAAGAAAATAATCTTGAAGAAATGCTAGAACAAGAAGTTTGGAAAGCTTGGCAGGATATTTACAAGCAAGAACCACGTAAAGTTAGAACGTGGAAGTAACATAAAATTTAATATTATAATTAATTTTTAGAAAGGTACAAAAAATGGTAGTAGGACAAAAGGTAAAAGAAACTGTAAGTGGTTTTGAGGGAATTATTACAGCTAGAACGGAATGGTTTAAAGGAACACCTCGTGTAGAAATTACCCCTACGGATGTAGGTGTGACTGGTTGGACACCGCCACAATGGTTCGATGAAACTAGGTGTGAAGTTATTGAAGTGTAATTTATTGTTAATTTAGTTGATAACCTAAAGTTGTGTGAAAAATAAGCTAGGTTGCCCGTACAATAAATTATTATTGTATTTGTGTGGATAGTACACGCCGCCGAGGGTTCGAGTCCCACAACACAACCAGATAACAACTAAATTATCAAGGTCCGGTAGCTCAGTAGGTAGAGCGGAGTGCTTATAACGCTTAGGTCGATAGTTCGATTCTATCCCGGACCATTTGTGGCCAAATAGTCGATTGGTAAGACAGCACGACTGTAAATCGTGTCTTGAAAAAGTGTGTAGGTTCGAGTCCTACTTTGGCCATTTAATAACAATTTATTTTAATAAACAGAAAGGGTATGTAAATGAATCGTACAAATATTGCAAGACATCTAAAGAAAGTACATGTTAATTTTTGTAATTCTATTAAAGATGTAGAACTACGTGAAGATGTAATTAATAATTCGTATATTACGGGTGGTTGTATTACATCATTGTTTCTCAATGAACCGGTAAATGATTATGATATTTATTTTATTGATAAACAAATAGCTAAAAAGGTAGCTCAATATTACTGTGATGAATTTTTACGACTAAATCCCACTAGAAAGATAGAATTTAATGTTGTTGTGAATGAAAATACAGAAGTCAATCATATACTAGTTGATTGTGATTCTGTTTGTGTAAATACTATAGCAGGACATGTATCAGAAAAAATAAATATAAAACCTGAATATGATAAACCTAAACATGTATGGGACGATGAAATAGATGATTGGCGTGATGTAGTTAAAGAAGGTCATATAGACGGAAGTTCTAATTTTGAAGATGGTAGTGAATTGATTGATAGTTTTGATGATGATGATAAGTTCAAAAGTGTAAATGATGATGGTAAAGAAAAGTACCGACCGGTCTTTATTTCTAAGAACGCCATTACATTAAGTAATGATATTCAATTAGTTTTACGTTTTTGTGGTAAACCAAATGAAGTGCATAAATTTTTTGATTTTTTGCATTGTACTAGTTATTATAATCCAGTAACCGGTAAAGTTGTAACTAATGCTAGGGTATTAGAATCAATTATAAATAAACAGCTTATTTATGTTGGTTCAAAGTATCCAATTTGTTCTATACTACGGTTGCGTAAATTCTTTAAGCGTGGTTGGACTATAAATGCAGGACAAGTATTAAAAATTTGTTATCAAATTAGTAAACTTGATTTAAATAATCTTAGTATATTGGAAGATCAATTAGCGGGTGTTGATGTTGCTTATTTTGAACATATAATTACTTATTTAAGGTCTATTGGTGTTGGTGATTATAAAACTATGGATATGCAAAGTTTAAGTGTCATAATAGATAAACTAATTAATTAGGAGATTTAAATAATGAATACAGAATTAAAGGATAAAAATTATTATAGTAATAAAAAGATGAAGTGTGCTTGTGGTGGTTTGTGTGAAGGTAAATGTAAAGATGATCATTTTTGGAAGCCCAATAGGTTAAATCTAAATAAAAAGCAAAATACATTTAAGTATGAATCTCCTATGTGTCCAGAAGCTTTTATGGAGAATGAGTATGAAGGTAATTAAACCTAGCATAGAACATTTATGGAGTACACCAGATGCTATTAAAATGATAGAATTGGTTAAAGAGTGTATTTCCTAATTTAAAATAAATTATAACAACAGTAAAGGATGGCATAAATGAGGTTTACAACAATATCTAGTTGTGGTAATTATAAGATGGTTTTTGGTACGGATGCTGTTTGTGATTTATTTGTACAAGTTTGGGATTGTAATAAACAGAAAAATTGTAATAATGATAATCTAATTATCAATGAAAATTCTATGTTTGAAGAAGTAGATACTGAAAGATTATATTCATTGTGTGATGAATACGGTTTTGATTCTGCTACCGTTAACAAATTAGAGGATAAAGTTAATGTATAAAACTGCCTATGTTGCCGGTAGTGTACGCGGAAAATTGGGGGATAAAGCTACATATAAAGATAAACTTATTAATATAGATAAGTGGATTAGTAGAGTTAAATTACTTAGACTAGAATATCCAAATGTTGTATTTTATTCAGCTCATGAATGGGAAATGAATGTTACTGGTTCTTATAATAATGGATTGTGTACATCACAAGATATAATAAATCAATGCTTAGCAATTGTTTCATTATGTGATATATTTATATGTGGTGATAATCCTAAAGATAGTGATGGCATAAGTCAAGAATTAGACTTGGCGAAAAAATTAAATAAGTTTATTATACCTTTGTATCTTGCTAAAAATGATTATTGGGATATGTTAAAGTGTAAACATAAAGATGCTTAAAAAATTAAATTATAATGATTAAAACAAGTAAACATACGTATTATTTGGCTTTGGCTTATACAGTAGCGTCTAAGTCTATAGATGATTCTACTAAATGTGGTTGTGTGGCAGTAGATGCTTATGGAGCAATACTTTCTACAGGATACAACGGACCTCCTATTGGGTTTCCTGATGATATTGTACCAATGACAAGGCCGGAAAAATATATATATTTTGAACATGCAGAACGTAATTGTATTTATAATGCCGCACGTGCCGGAATTAGATTAGCCGGATGTGTGTTTTATGTTACAGGACCACCTTGTTATGATTGTTTACGTGCTATGATACAATGTAGGCCTGATGCTATTTTTTATGGTTGTAGAAAAACTCATAAAAAATTTAATAAAAGTGTATATAAAGAATTGTTACGAAATCAAAATATAAAGTTTGCAGAGTTAATAGACTATGATCGTATGGCATTACAACTATTAAAAAGTATTAAACAATGAAAATTAAATGGTTTATAGATATTTATAATGAGTGTAATAATTTATGCTAAGTATTCCAATACTTTTTGCCGGACTTGATTTAGCTATGAATCATTCTGGTATTGTTTTTTTAGATGAACAAGGTAAGGTTTTTTATTCATTTTTTATATCTACTGTAAAAAAACATATAATAACTATAGATGACGGATTTATTAAAGCTATACATTTACGGCCTCAAAGAAAAAGTGAAAATATAGAAAACTATCAAGCATTTAAATGTCATTTTGCTGTAGCTAATGTTGAATTGTTGTTCAATAAATTTACAACGCTTAATATTGTTTATGCTGGAATAGAGGACTATTCTTATAATTCTATGGGTAGGTCTTTAGTACAAATAGCTGAAATAGATGGTTTAATTAAAAATTTTCTATGGAATTCTAG